TGTATTTCCAGCTAAAAATTCTGCCTCTGTTGGTACATATAGATTATTAACATATAAAGCAGGTATTGTTGATGTAGAAGGTTGTTCTATAAATAAAGTATCATCTACTGTATTAATAGATAACGTTAATGAATCTATAGATTTTATTTCATGTTTTTTAGTTGTTTCATTAAAACCCTTATAAATTTCTTCACCTTCACCTATTGATGTTATTGAATTTTCAATAAGAAAATCAACAGTTTCTATTTTAAAAAAATTATAAGTTTTATTTGAATAATCAACATCTGCTGTAATTGTATTAGCAGGATATGTAAAGTCTAAAGGAACAAGTCCTGTATTTTCTTCACCGTCTTGAACTTCTCTCCATTCATATGTTGTTTTTTCTGTTTTACAAAATACTTTTAATTTATCGTAATAAGTAAAAGCTAGGTTATTATCAACACCTAAATATGATAAAGTAGCTTCATTTTTAGAAAATTGTTTTACATCTAAAGGTATTTGAGAAGGAATTCTTAAACCTCCTGTTATATTTGAAAAATCTGCCATTATGAGTAAGATTTAATTTCTATTGTTGTTTTATTTAATTGACCATCAACAAAAGCACCTGTTTGATTATTCCATGTTTTTATTTGAATAGTATTTGTATCTACTTGAAATATAGAATAATCTACACCTACACCTATTGGTGTTATTGATAGTGCTGTTTTTTGATTTGTAAAAGCTCCTACTAACACTCCTTCATATATTCCTTCTGAAATTCTAGTCCAAACAATAGGTCCGTTCATAGTATTTTCTAATATGTTATTTACAACAGGATTAGCTGTTGAAGATTGTGTCATTATACATAAGTAATGAGTATAATTAATTGAGGGAATTAAGGCTTCCATCGCAGTTATTTCTTGATCTACATAATCAACTACTGATTTAATATTAGCTCCGACAAGTGTATTATCAATACTTCCAGGTGTTATTTTGTTTGTTATATTTGTGTCTATTGACGTTTTTATTTCTGCTGATGTTACCATTAGTTAAATATATTATTAAAGATATTATTAAATACTCCACTATCAAAAATATCTGTTGTTTTTTTAATTTTTATGTTTGTAATTGAATGACTATAAATATTATTAGATACAAATAAAATCGTATTAATTTCATTTACATATACTCTTTGAAACATATGTGTAATATCATTATTTAAAATATCATATATTTTATATGTATCTGTTTTTAAACTATCAAGTATTGCAAAGCAAACGTATCCTATTTTTGAAAAAGAACAATCAACTCCTAAATTAAAATTAACCTCAGTGTCAAAAAGTTTATTTTGAAAAAATCCTGTTTGTGAAATTAAAGGTAATACATTATTTATTGTATAATCAAAATTTTCTTCTTGCCAATAATATATGTTTTCAAATTTTGTATATTGATTACAGTCTGTAGTTTCAGCTTGTTCAAAAACAATTTTAGGTTCAATTTTATATTTTTTAATATTTGAAACTTTACATATATTTTCAGAACAAAAATATAAATTTCGATATATATCCATTAATTTAATTCTTTGTTCGTTAGATAATTCTAAACAACAATTATCTAATAAATCATAAATTACATTTAATATATATAAATTAGAACTATTTAATTTAGCTGTAAGTTGAGCTTTTTTATATATTTTATCTAAAGAATTAATTATAATACTAGTGTTGTTTATTTTATTTATTTCTAACATTTTATGCTTGATTAAATTGACTACACGATTTACATATTAAATTACCACAATTAGTACACTGATTTAATGAACATAATTTTTTTAATTTATTTACATTTGCTATTGCTTGTAAGTAAAAACCTAATTCTATTGATTTTTTAACAGAATCAATTAACAAATTAATTGTAATTAACAAATCTTTATTTGTAAAATTTTCACAATTTTTACAATTATTTATTTCACTATTTATTAAATTGTTTAACATACATTCATAATAAGGTAATAAATTATAAGTTATCCCTAATGCTGGAATTAAACAATTAGAACATTCTTCAGAAGGAGCATTACTTTCTATTTCTATAAAATATATGTCTTCAAATTTTAATATTCCTAATTCTGTAGCAGAAACAATAAAAATTTCTTTATTATTAACTTGTTCTAATTTATAACCTAAATTAATAGCTAAAGAATAATCTTTAAAAGTGTCCATATTCCATAACAATATTGATGTTATATTAAAACCTTCAGTTGTTTCAACATCTATTGCTAATTTATCACCGTTATCTATAATTGAAAAATTATTTATTGTTATCATATTTATATAAAAAAGGAGTCAAGAGTACAAAACTCCGACTCCTTATAATTAGGTTTTTTAATATTATACCACAGGTAAGTTAGCAGGTACAACTGCATTTGTACCAACAGCAGTTCTAATTGCGGTAAGAATTGTATTGGTATTAGCATTATTTGCTAAAGTATCTGTTCCTTTGTCAATTAAAGTAGTTAATACTTTATATTGTCTTTCAACACTAGTTTCTTTACGAGGACTGTAGTAAATAATTTGAATTGTATTATATAATCCAGTAGGACTAGCATAATACGGTGTAGCAAAATCTACAGGATATCCAACTTGTCTTGCTGGATCATATTTCATACCTTTAACAAACCATTCATAATTAGCAGCAAATTTAGCTGTTCCTGAACCAGGATTAGCAGTTGCTGTAACTGTAGCTGTTAATAACCTTAAGTTTTGTTGTGGTTGAGTAAGATCTTGAACATTTTGGAAAGTTTTAACAATCACATCAAATTCAATCAATCTACCTTCAATCTTACCAGGAACAAATTTTTGAACTTTTCCAGTAATTGTAAAACCTACTGGAGAAGAAGTTGTTGCTGTTACAAATTCAGAATCACCTCTTTTAATAAGATTTTTTCTAAGTGAAGCTAAAACACCATCTCTAATTACTGCATCAGTAATTCCAGTAATATTTGCACCAGTTGTATAATATCCAGAAATAACTGCAAAGTTTTCAGGAGATAATGAACCACCGTCATTATACAATCTAATTTCAGCTACATAAGTATGATTAGCTAAAACGTTACCAGTAAATCCTGCAACAGCTACTGATTTCTGAACTTCAGGAGCATAAGCTTTTACTGTAACTCTTTCAACATATTTTGGATCAATAACATCTGAAAATTCATAGTCTAATCCTTTACCAGCATCACCTGCTGTCTTTTGAACTAATTTAAAAGGAACATTAGCAGCTACTGCCGTACCATCAGCGGAAAGAACTTTTAGTTCTTTATCACTTGCTGTAGCAACAAATGTTTGAATTGTAGTTTCAGAAGCTACTGCATTACCAATTATTAATTCACCAACTTGATTTGGTCCGTACATAATTTATTTTAATTTTAATTTATTATTCATTTCTTTGATCTAATTGAATTTTTGATTCTAAATTAGAAGGTTTATAATCTCTAAGAGCTAATTGAACAGCTCTATCTAATATTTCAGGATGGATTTCTTGGTCTAATTCACATTGTTGAATATTTGTAAAACCATTTATAGATAAATTTTCTCCTGGAAAACTTGTAGATAAATTAGAAATTATTATTGGTTTTGGATATTTAATATATCTTAATTTATAATTAGATACTGTATATGGAGTAATTAACTCTACAACTTTATCATTGTTTATTTTAGATATGTCTAATCTCCAAACTTTATTTTTGTTTGGTCTTTTAAAAGGATTTTTATATTGAATATTAAATTCATCATGTGTTTTTGGTACAACTGATAATTCTGTTTCACCACAATTATTAACATTACATTTTAAACTTTCATATATAATTAAAAAAGTTTCATCTGGAATTTTAAAAAACTTAGAATCACTTGTCAATCCTAAAGATGTAGATATTGTAGTATTTGTATTAAATTCTTTTATTAATTCTTTTAAATCAACTCTTCTTTTTTCAGAATTTTCAAACCCTTTTAGTTTTCTATTACTTGCAGGATCATAATAATTTTTTATAACTTCCAATTGTGCTTTAGTTAAATATACAGATAATTCATAATCATCTATAGAAGGAGCACTTTGAGTAGCTATTGCATTGTAATGAATATTAAATTCGTTTTTAAATTCTTGAACTGTCATTTATTATTTTTTATTTAAAAGCTTAGCTTCAATAATTCCACGAACATCTTGATGTTTTGGACTATCTAAATAAGCAATTGCATTTTCAAAAGTAGGAATTTGTCCGCTTTCACATAAATCTAAACCATCAATAGTAGAATATTTATTTCCAGATTTTTTAACATATCCTTTTTCTTCAGCAGACTGAATTAAAAGTTTGGTTTCAAATTTAGAATCTTTCATTAAATCAACAAAAGCTTTTGGTTTACTATCAATAAATTCTTCAACTTTAGTCTGTAACCAAGTAAGTGTTGAATCTGTAGAAATAGGTTTATTTGTTAATAGTTTAAGAACACCTAAAAGTTTATCTTTATCATCTTCAATTTTACCATATAATTTAAACGCTTCTTTTTTAGAATCATAACTAACTTTCTTTTCGTTAAGTTCCTCATCTCCTGAAATAATTACAAATTCATATGTTTGTTTTAAATTTCTATCTGTCCATTTAGAACAAATATCATTTTTATATGCTAATAAAATTTTATATGAAATATAATCTAAAGCATTACTTAAATCTAAAATATTATCTTCTTTAAATAAAGATACAGTATGTTCTTTCCAGAAATCACTATAAATAGATAAATTTAAACCTGTTATTTTTTCTAACTCTTCTTTTTCACTAGAATTTAAAACGTTAGCTAATGAACCATTTCTCATAAGTGGTGTTGAGTATCTTTTTACAGAACCTGATAACATTCCTCCTGAAATAACATGGTCTTCACCAACATTTGAAGCCATTCCTTTTTTTCTTTTAATATATTTTACTGTTACCTTTGTTTCTGGTAATGTAAACTTTTTTTCTAATACTTCTCCCATTGTATCTTCTTATTATGTTTTTTTTTTCATTAAAGTGCACCCCTACAGCTATTGTGTAGGGAGGCACTATATTTGTTTAATTTTTTATTAGTCTAACAAAGCTGGTTTGAAAGTTAAAGTTCTTGAAGGATCTTTAACCATAGCTCCTGTACCACACATTGCTGTCATAGTAGCAGAATCTTCCATTGTTTGCATAATACCACCTCTACGTCCAGAGAATGGATCTCTAATACCCGCCATGTAACCACGTAACTCATCGTCACCACGTACTTTAATTTTTTGGATATTAGGCTCTTCCATTGAACCAATGTAAAGAATATCATAACGATATGATTCTGCAACACCACCATCTGGGTGAAGAATTTTGTTACGAACTTTATCATCATACATTGGATCAACCTCTAACATAATATGAATGTTATTAGGTGCTAACCATTCTGTAAATTGGAAACCTCCTTTAAACGCATTTTCATGGAATTTAGAAGTAGTTTTGTTGATAGCGTTTTGATTAGTATTATCAAACATTGCTTTCCATCCTGAAGCAGCAGCTGTAGCCGCTCTATTAAATTGAGCAGCACCTCTTTCTCCAGTACGTAACATAAATTTACGTTCATTCCAATCTAATTTACCTTCAGATAATTCAGAAAGAGCATCTTCAAGCATTCTCATTGAGAAGATGTTATAAGTAATAGTATTACTTACTTCCATTTGTTCTCTAATTCCAGAACCTGCTTTAATTGTGATACCTGAATTACCTTTGTTTAAGAATCCACCATTTTCATCTCTGTTTGTTTTACCAAACATTAATGTACGTGATTTAATTCTTGAGAAAGCTTTTTCAAACTGCCAGTAAACTTCTTGCATCCAAGTAGTAGACTTATGTACTTTACCTGTATTAGGATCTCTTGTTTCAATACCAGCAAAATAAACTGGTTCTACTTTACAATCAATCATTGCTCCAGAAACTTTATGTTCCATACGCATACTAGAAACTGAGTTTCTCATTAAATAAGGTGAAGTAAATTGAATACCTGCACCTTCTCTAGAAAGCTCATCTTCAACAGGAGCACCTTCAATACTAAATCTGTTTCCACCTAAAAGTTCATCTCCTGGAATACCTGCTAATGATTCTTGACCACCCCATACTTCACATTCGTAAACATAGTTAGAACCTTCTTCAAAAGGTTCATCTAAAATTCTAATTTGATATACATCTGGTCTAGGACCTGCAATAACGTGCATTTTTGTAAACCATTTTTCTCCAAATACTAATTGGAATTTTGTTCTAGCAATACCCACACCTACAGTGCTTGCATTAACAACTGAACCTTGAAATCTTGCTTCCACAAGTGGAATATTTCTTTCATCACTTCCAACTACTTTCCATACGAAATCATCCGCACTGTTTAATACTTTTTCAGGAAACAAAGACAAAGTTGTATCTAAGTTTTTCATTCCTGAATTTTGTAACAACACAGTTGTTAATGGAGAAACTAATTGTGGTTGTGTTCCAAAAATAGCACCAATGTGATTTTTTAGTGTTAAACCTGACCAAGCTTTTCCTTTGGTCATTACAAATTTACCTAAACTCATTTAATTTAATTTTAATTGTTTTATTGTTTATTATATAACCAGTTCACTTCCAAAATTACCGCCAGTATAACTAGCAGGATCTGTAAGATACCCTGGTGTACCATTATCCTCAAATTTTACTTTGCGGATTGCTTTTTCTAAATTTCTAGTAGCACTTGATGTAGCTACTGTTTTTATTTTACTTAAATCTGAAAATCTATTTGTTAATTCATAAAGGTAATACATTTTAGTATCAAACTCTATTGGATTTTTAGATCTATCGTTCATGAATTTATTTTCTAATTCACCACTTTGTGGATTCTTAGCAACAACTTCAGTCATTGTTTTAAATACTTTATCAGCAATTGCTTTAGTATTTGGTATTCCTTTAATTACTTCTTTAGAATCAAAAATAAATTGTTTAATAGAATTATCTATTTTTTCTTGTTCTTTAGCTTGATTTATTTTTTCTTGTTCTACTCGTTGTAATTCTAAAGCTGCTTGTTTACTTTCAAAAACTTTTAAACTTTCTTTTGATTCTAAAGCATCTTCTAATAGAATATCTTCACCTAGATCAATTATCTTACGTAACATTTTACGTGCTCTATCTTCAGATAAACCTTGATTAATATAATCTCTTAAAATTATATCTTTAGCTACTTCTAAATTTTCTTTTAAGTAGTTTTCATCAATAGCGTCTAATTCAATTAATGCTTTTTTAGAAGTTGCGATTTTTTCTAAATCTAAATTATTAAGATATTCATCTATTCTTAATTTAGTTTGATTATCAATTTCAATTTTTAAAGCTTCTGTAAAAGTATTTACATCTTTAATATCTTTTGAAGACTCTAGTGAAGGTAATAAGCCTTGTTCAATAAGAACGTCTGAGATAGAAGAATATAGGTTGGGAGAAGAATCATCATCTGAATCATCACCTTCACTTTCATCGTCTTCATTCCCATCTACGTCCTCTGAGTCTTCACCCTCGATAGGTTTATTTTTATTATCTAAATCATCATTTGACGATCCATCATTTTCATCATTGTTATCAACATCTTCATCTAGATACTGACTATCAAAATTTAATTCATTTCCTGAATTAAAAATTGACATTAAATCGTTTTCATCTTCCATAATTTTCTCCCGTATTTTATAAAGTTTACAAAGATAAACTATTTTTGAGCTTATTCCAAATAAATATATAAAAATATTACGTTTTTAATAAGCTCCTAATAGCTATTTCACACTTTTCTTTTTTATTCTCGCAATAGATTGATCTGTTTTTTTAGCTTCCATTTGATCTTTATGTTTATCCATATCTTGTTTTAAAGCTAACATTTTTTCATAATGAGAATTTTTAACTTTTTCTCTATCTAAATTTAACTTTTCAATATCAAGAGGATTAACTACACCATCATCTACAACTTCATCTGGTTGCATACTTAATTTAAGTTGTTCTATATAAATTTTAGTATCAGATTCTTTATCTATTTTATATTGTTCTAATTCTCTATCTTTATCTTTTTCTTCTAT